TAACTACAACACTGCCAGGTGGTGGCTTTTATAGTGGGCCGCCGTCAGGATTAACGAAAATATTAGGTGGCCAACCAGCACCTACTAATGTGCAAAAAGGCCCCCCACGCCAGCCGACTACTAAAGAAGAATTTGATAAGTTGGAACCTGGCGCATTCTTTATTGATCCGAATGGTGTAACTCGTCAAAAGCCAGGAGGTCAGACGGCTACTCCGTCTGGTAACTTTCGCTGATGGTAGAAAAGTGATCGGTGAGTTATTCCCTAATGCACGAATTACTTCTGGTTATCGGGGGCCAAACGATCCGTTATCTAAAAAGAATCCAAAGTCGTATCACGCTAAAACAGCAGGAGCAGTAGATATTGCTCCGATACCTGGGATGACGTTTAAGGAATACATTTCTGGCATTAAAAGTGCTGGTTATAAAATTATTGAGGCACGCGATGAGGTTAAAAACCCTTCAAGATTTGCTACTGGCCCTCACTGGCACGTTGTGATTGGAAATTAATATGGCTACTCAAGAAAATTGGTGGGAAGGTTCCCCCGTTGTCGCAAAGCCCAATAAGGTGCAGCAAGTGGATGGTGGTGTTTATGTGCCTCCTGCTCCTGAAAAGCCAGAAAAGCCTGAAAAAGCACCTAGTGGTTTTAAGTTCACTGATGAAGGGACATTAGAGTTCATTCCAGGTGGCCCCGCTGATCCGGAAGTTAAGGCTGATGCAAAGCCAACAGAGGCGCAGAGCAAGGTCTTAACTTTGCTAAGTCGAATTGCTGGCGGCGCTAACGACATTAAAAATGTCATAGCCACTGAGCCAGAGGCGCAGCAAGCTGGACTTTTGGAAACGCTATCTCGCAATGTTCTTGGTGAAGGCGTCGTGACCCGTAGCCTTGCAGGCCCAGAACGACGCACAGTTACCGACGCACAAGTTGATATTCTTGATGGCCTCTTAACGCTTGGCACTGGCGCGGCTTACAATCGTGAGCAGCTTATCGGTCAGACACTTTCGTATTTTCCACAATATGGTGATACAGAGCAAGAAATCGAAGTCAAAAATCAGCGTTTAAATCGAGCGATTGAGGCTGCGCGTCTTCAAGCAGGGCCGTTGGCAGAAGAATTTGATAACGTCATTAAGCCATTGTTTCAACAAGCGGCTGCTGCTGCACCTGAAGCTGGGCCAAAAGGTGTTCCAGCATTGCAAGTTGCTGAGGGCGACCGCATCTCCACAGACCGCGACATTGAGATTGCCAGCCTTTTACAAGGTGCTTGGCAAAGCGGAAAATCCATTGACGAAGTAAATGCGCTGGCAATTCAGCTAGGCACTGAGCCTCTGCCACCAGCAACTATTGAAGCTTTACAATCTGACACTGCTCGCCAAATTCGATTCACCCCTAATCGTTCCGGTGTTCGTGAAGGTGCTGGCCCAGGTATGGGTGCTGCATTGGCGGCTGGATCAATCCGTGGCCTCACTGGAAACCTCGCTGAAGAAGCATTAGCGTTGGCTGATCCTGCTGCTGCGGCGAAACTTCAAGCTGCCGGAGAGTTCGCGCAACAAGAATATCCGCTTACCACAATGGCTGGTGAAGTTATTGGTGGCGCACTGTCACCGCTTTCGCGTGTAGGCCCTGGTGGGACTGTATTAGGCGAAGCGGTGCGTGGCGGTGTCTACGGCGGTCTATATGGTGCGGGTGAAGCTGCTCCAGATGCCGGTATCTTGGAACGTGCATTGCCTGCCGTTGTTGGTCTTACCACTGGCGCAGGAACTGGTGCATTAGCACAGCGTTTCTTAGGCGGTGGCGGCAATGTGGCTGCTGCGGCTGGTGAGCCTCCTGTCGGTGGCGTGATGCCAGAGGTTCCAACTGGTGCTGCTATGGCTGCGCCTGTTGAGGCAGTTGTTCCACCAGTTGCTGCTGTTGCTCCAGAAGAAGCTGCGGCTGAACTTGGCACGCTAATCAATAAGGCTTCTGGAACGGGTAGCGCAGCTAAGAACGCTCAAATCAAACTAGCAGAGCAAGCGCAAATCAATCCTGAAGCAAAAGCAGCGGCAGAGCGTCTTGGCATTGATGTGCCTGCCGACGTTTTCTCTGACAACCCACAGGTGCGTGCGGCTGTTGGATTGACGCGTTCGCTTGCTGGCAGTGAAGCTGAGGCTGGGTTTAGAACAGCCGTTTCCAATGCTGTCGATCAAGCCGATAACATCATGCGTGAATTTGACGCACAGTTTGTCGAAGGTGCTATTGCTCCAGGCGTTGTATCTCAGCGCGTAAAGGATAGCCTAACAACCACTCGTGCGGAGCTAAACAAGCAGGCTGGCGACATTTACAAGCGCGTCGATGCTGCCGTTCCAAAGCAAACGCCTGTGCAGATGGATAATCTGTTTAATACCTTGACAGAGATTGCTGGCGAAGTTGGCCAAGAAGGCATGACCGCACCAGAAAAGAACTTGCTGAAATTGTTTCAGACAGGCGAAGCGGGTGGCGGTGACATTACCTATGGTCGATTGATTCGTGAAAAGAATCTGATTGGCAAGGCATTGAAGCGCCAAGAATCGCCATATGGCTCTATGGATGAAGCGACACTGAAAAGGCTGTATGCTGCCTTAGCTTCCGACCAACTAGATAACGTAAGCCGTGTTGCTGGCGAAGAAGTACGTCGTGATTTGCGTGCTGCCAACCTTATTTACGCAAAAGAGCGTGCATTGGGTGACCGCATTGTCAACGCTTTCGGCACAGACCTAGAGGGCGGCATCGCTAACAAAATGCGTTCAGCTATTACTAGCGGCGCTAAGGGTGAGGCTGGAGACTTTGCTCGACTTCTGAAAACTGTTCCAGATGATCTGCGTAAAGAAGTTGTCTCTACAGCGCTTGCATCGGTTACTCGTTCTGCACGTGGTGCGGAAAAAGGTGGCTTTGGTTTCTCAGAGTTTGCGGACATCTATCCGAAGCTGCGTGCTAACCCGCAAGTCTATAAGCAGATTGTCGAAGCACTTGGCCCCAAGGCATCCGATACGCTCCGTGATCTGTTTCAAGTATCGAAGCGCATCACTGAGGCTCGTGCTAATGTGTTGACCACAGGCAAAGCCAATCAGGCTCTTGTGGAATCTCTGAACGCTGAAGGTATCATTGGTCGCATCATGGGTTCCACAGCAGGAAAGCGTGCTGTCGGCGGCGCTATGGGATTTGTGCCTGGTGCTGGCTTAGTTATGCCTGAAATCATGGAAGCATTGTCAAAGGGAAATCCAGATGCAGTCCGCGCTGCTGGCAAGATGTTCTCCAGCCCTGAGTTCCAGGGACTGCTTAATGATGTAGCTACAAAGGGTGATGCGTCTGAACGAGCAATCAATCAGGTATCTATGAGCAAGCCATTCCGTAGCTTCATTGCCACAATCGGTATAAAAGGCGATAAGGCTAAAGACTATCTGAAGACTGTAGTAAAATCTGCTCCAGCAGTTTCGGCAGGCGTTGTTGCAACTGAAACAACTGGGCCAGAAACACCTATGGCTGCACCAACTGTAGAAATGCCACAATGACCTTTCGCAGCAACATAATTTCAGCTATAAGCTCAAAGACGCAAGGGATTAAGTTCTAATGGCAGCTCTCTCTATTCAAGTTCCATATCCCGTCTTTTATGACCGTGATGGACAGCCTCTCGAAAATGGCAACATCTATATTGGTGTTGCTAACCTCGATCCCGTGACGAATCCATTGCAAGTCTATTACGACGAAGCTTTGACCATTACAGCCAGCCAGCCTCTGGTGACAAGCGGAGGTTATGTTTATCGCAATGGCACTCCAACACAGCTTTATGTGAATGCAAGCGATTTTTCTATCACCGTCAATGATAGCAAAGGCCTGTTTGTTTATAGCTTTCCAGAAGGCACTGGAATTAGTCCAGATTCATCTGCAATCACTTATAATAACGGTGGAACTGGTGCTGTTAATCGCACTGTCCAGAGCAAACTGTCGGATATTTTAAGCGCAGAAGATTTTGGCGTTGTCGCTGATGGTGTCACTGACAACACTACAGCTATTACAAATATTAATGCCTATCTCTTGGCTAATGACCCCGCCATTTTAATTATGCCTGATGGTGTTATTCTAACATCAGTTGCCTTGACGCTGACAAAAGGAATCCATGTCCTCAGCAGCGGTAACTGCGAAATACAGGCAACAGGCACTAACCGCTCATTGAGTATTGATGGCACAGACCCTGTAGCACTAACAGCCACATCGGATATGCTCAAAGGCGCATATTCGATGAATATCACTGGGGCAAGCAATCTTAGTGTTGGCGATATTTTACGTATTTACAGCGGAACATCCATTAACTCTACGCTGCCAGCAAACAGAATTTGGCTATATAAGCAATGGTTCAGAGTTAAGGCTATTTCTGGAACTTTGGTAACATTCCAAGAAGAATGCCAGCAAGACTTTTTGCTGGCCGAAGATATTCTGATCTCTAAAATCAATGCCGTTGGGATAGTTGTTGAAAACGTAAACGCCTGTGTTTTTGACGGAAACGAAACATCTGACTATCAATTCAGCGTTAACGCTGCGTATCAGCTTACGTTCAAAAACTGCCGCTTCTTAAATTCAACCGGATTTATTGTGGGCTCTGATAGTGTGTCTTTGGAGCAATGCCGTTTCTCTGGCTACGGCGGCATAACCACCGCTCGTGGCACTGGTCGCGTAACCTATCGTGACTGCTCATATTATCGTCGATCAATAATTGACCCACAAGAAAACTCTACATTTATTGAAGAAACACCAGATAAAGTTGTTTTTGAAAATTGTGACTTTTATGGCGCCCCTCTGCGCGTAATATCTAGTTCTGACGCCTCACCACCCAAAAAAGTTGTCTATCAAAATTGCCGTATTCGCACACCCAATATTGGCATGATTATCCGTGGCAACTATAACGCGTATGACACATCGGTGGATGTCATAAACTGTTATTTCGACTGCCCAGGCGGAGTCTCGTTTGCTGGCGTTAAAACAATTATCGACATCTCGTTCTGCGATGGTGTTAAAATTGTCGGAAGTTCGTTCAAGAATGGTGCTGTGGATGCTTATGTCGCGGCAGCTTCGGCTCTTGGCGCTTTTGACGGTGTAATTTATGATAACTTGAATGGCTCAACACTTGGGCTACATTCGTCGATTCCCTATGGCGTTCGTAATTTCGGCAAATCAAGCATTAAGTTAGACGCAGGTCAAATTACTTTTCCTGCCACGCAAAATGCAAGCACTGATCCAAACACGTTGGATGACTATGAAGAAGGAACATTTGCTCCAACGCTTACAACGGACGGTACAGATTTTGGTACAGTTGCGTATCGTAATGAGCGTGCTGGTTCATACGTCAAAATTGGTCGCATGGTATACTTCCAAATACGCATGGAGACTGGGCCTGTGACGGTTGGCGGTGCGACAGGTAATGTTGTTATTGGTGGCCTTCCTTTTGCAGCCCAGCCCGTTAACGGCATCACTGGCGCACGCAGAGGATACTCCGCTTTTGCGATTGCTGATGTAGCTGGATGGACTGTCAGCCCTCTTAGCGCTGGTATCAGAGACAATGAAAGCATTGTTCGTCTGTTCACTCGCGCTACTATTGGGGCAGCGGATACCGCTCTAGCTATCGCGGATGTGGGCAATTCAACTAACGTCAACAATATAACAATCGCTGGTTGTTATATGACTGCATCGTAAGAAGTGGATCGCCTGTAATGATAACTCCATCTTATTCAGCGACTGCAACTGAGCGTGTTTTGCCTCGGATGGCGCTTGATTTTACGACAGGCGTTTTAGATCCCCGCGTATCTGTTGTACGGGCGCTTAATACAGCCACACGCGTAAATAGCAGCGGACTTATTGAAGTTGTAAATGCAAATTTACCTAGATTCAACCATAACCCTGTAACGCTTGCACCTCGCGGCTTGTTAATAGAGGAACTCCGCACAAATTTACTGGTGCGCTCTGAGGAGTTTGAGACCGCAAGTTGGGGGAAGGTAAACCTTTCAACAACTGCAAATACCACTACTGCTCCTAGCGGTGCAGTTACCGCAGACTCAATTATTGAAAACACCGCAGCCAGTGCGTTTCACCAAACATCGCAAACATTTACATCGACTGCCGCAACAACATATTCGTTTTCGGTATTTTTGAAAGCAAATGGGCGTGACACAGCAACTTTGTTGTTGGGTGCGGGAGCAAACTTTGTATTTTTTGCGTTTAACTTGAGCACAGCCACAGTTGGGGCTGTACAATACGCCGGATCAACATGGAGCAACGGGACTGCCTCAATAACTAACTTTGGCAACGGATGGTATCGCTGTGTCATTAGTGGCCTTGTGTCTAACGCTGCGTCATACGCCGCCGTAGTTGAAATAAATGAAGGGGCGAACCGCCAATACACTGGCAACGGAACTAGCGGTCTTTTCGTTTGGGGCGCACAACTCGAAGTCGGAATTATTCCTACCAGCTATATTCCAACAGTTGCATCTCAAGTAACGCGAAATAATGATCAGGTTTCCATGACGGGAACCAATTTTAGTAGTTGGTATAATGCCAGCGAAGGAACGTTTTTGGCTGTTGCTGATGCCTCCAACGCAAACTCAGCTAACACGACTGTCTATTATGCAAGCAATGTACCAGCAACGGATATTATTTATGGGGTTGCTGGAACCATCAGATCGTTACGAGTCATAACGGCAGGATCAACGGTAGCCGAATTAAATGCAGGCGCATTTGTAAATGGCGTGCCATCAACTGTTGTGGGTGCATATAAAGTTAATGATTACTTATGTGCAAAAGATGGCGGCACGGTTCAGGCAGACACTTTAGGGGCTGTCCCTACTGGGGTTAGTCAGTTAGTTTTCGGTTCGAACTCCACATTTCAAACTGCGCTTTACTTAAACGGACACGTAGCAAAATTTTATTATTATCCGCGGCGGCTCACAAGCGCCGAAGTTCGTGCGTACAGCAAATTTACCTAGATTGCCCGACTGCAAAGAATAAAGGACAAAGACCATGTTAAAAGCAGCACCAAACCAAACAGTTTTCCCAACGGTGGATTCTAGCGCCTTTATCCTAAGTGCGGCTGGTATCATTACTGAAGCTGGAACAACGCGCACGCTTTCGGCTGGCGACAACGGCAAGGTAATCTATTGCACCTCAGGCTCTGCGGTAACGATTACGTGCGCTGCTGGCCTTGGCGCTGGCTTCTCCTGCACGATCATTCAGGGCGGCGCTGGCAAGGTCACTGTAGCGGCTGGCGGACAAACGCTTGTCTCTTATTCATCGCTGTTTAGCACTATGGGCCAATACGCAGTAATCAGCGCTATCTGCCCTGTAGCAAATACATTCCTTCTAGCCGGTAACCTTGGAGTCTAATCATGGCCACTAATTCACAAATCGCTTTCGCACCACTTGGCGAAACAATCGCTATCACTGCAAACGCAACTTCACCTAACGGCGTTCAGGCTTTGGTGGCTGAGCGTAATAAAGCGCATTCGACTGGACAGTATCGCGTTATCAATGCTGGAACTGCAATTGTGCATCTTGGCGTTGGCCCAACTGTTGCTGCTGCAAAGGCGAATGCTGAAGCGGCTGTATCTGGTAACCCCGCTGCTGGCATCCCATTGCTTCCAGGCGCAGTTGAAATCCTTCGATTCAGTGCGGAATCTTATTTCAGCGGATTGGCTGCAAGCGCTCAAACGCTTTACATCACACCTGGTCAGGGCATTTAATTAGCTACTGGGGGTAATTGCTGTGAGTGAAGCAAGCGTATTAACCGTCAAAATAGATATGCTTCACAGCGATGTGGTTGAAATGAAAACCGCGTTGAGTGAGTTATCAAAGGCAATCACCAAGCTGGCGCTCGTTGAAGAACGCCAAGCGCAGACGGCTGACGCAATGGAACGTGCATTTAAGGCTATCGGCAAAATAGAAGATCGCATCTCCGCATTGGAGCTTGCAGCGCCTAAGACGAAAGAAACTAACGCTTGGGTGGATAGATTCATCTTGGCTTTAGTCATGGCTGTGGCGGGCTTTATAGGCACTAAATTGGGACTGTTATGAGTGAACCTAGCTGGCTGAAGATCGCAAGGTCTTATGACGGGCTGAAAGAGATTCCAGGCCCGCGCCATAACCAGAAGATTATTCGCTGGCTAGTAAAGCTAAAGGCTTGGTGGAGCAATGACGAAGCGCCTTGGTGCGGTGTCTTTGTTGCCCACTGTATGCAGGAAAGCTGGCTGCCGTTCCCCCAGTTATATATGCGTGCAAAAGCATGGTCTGATTATGGCTCATTGTTGCGCCGCGATAGACTAGCGCCTGGGGCAATCTTGGTTTTTGATCGCGCTGGCGGTGGTCATGTCGGCTTCTATGTTGGCGAAGACGCTGGATTCTATTATGTGTTGGGTGGTAATCAATCCAATGCTGTTAATGTAATGAAGCTGGGCAAGTCCCGTCTTGTTGCATCGCGCTGGCCCAAAGGTGAGCCTGTCATTGGCAAGCCAGTATATTTGAACGGTGGATCAGTTTCCACCAATGAAGCGTAAAGGAAAAAGACATGAAGAAGGAACAATTATTTGGAATCGTTCGTACAGTTGCTGCGGCTGGCTTTGGCTATTTGGCTGGAAAAGGTCTCATCGATGGTGCAACGGTTGACCTGTTGGCTGGGGCGGTAGCAACCATCGGCGTTGCTATCTGGTCGTTTGTCAGTAAGCAACCTATCGCTGAAGTCGCAGAGTAATGAAGTTTCTGACGCTCTTGCTGGGTGTTTTGGACAAGCTGTTGGGAGCTTGGGCGGAGCATCGTTGGAAGCGGCAAGGGCGTCAGGAAACTATCAAGGAAACAAACGATGCCATCAACGAGCAAATCGCACTTGGCGAAGCTGCTATTATCGTCCCTGATCCTGAGCGCACTGAGCGGCTGCGCGACCGTTTCGACCGTTCCCGTAAATAGCTATTGCGCTATTGCAAAACCTATCACCTACGACGCGAAGCAAGACACGCCTGAAACGGTAGCTGAAGTCGAGCTGCATAATAGCGTCTTTGTCTGCTTGTGCGAGGATGATTGTCCGAAAGACAAGTAAATGCCAGGTATTCCTTTAAAAATAGACGAAGCATTATTTGTATATGCCACGCCTCGCCAACGCGAAATGCTGGAGGCAATCAATCTGCATGGAAGTGCAAAGGCTGCATCTCTTGCATTAGGTATGAATAAAGGCTCTGCCAGCGATGCTTACAACGCAGTCATAAGGAAAGCCGAGCGCTCAGGTTACTCACCACAACATAACTTTACCCGACCAGTTCCTGATAGCTATGTAGCCAAGGGCGTCAGCACCTATTACAACAAGGAAGGCAAACCATCCGGTCAATGGGTTAAAGCGTCACTAAGCCACGAAGCGCTCGTGGACGCAATTAGAGAGACCATTGACGGCTTTAAGGATGACATTCCACCCGCTAGTGCTATCGTTGCCCCAGAACGCTCTGAGGAGCATCTGTGCAATCTTTACACGTTCACTGATTACCACCTTGGAATGCTGGCATGGAATCAGGAGGGCGGAAGCGATTGGAATATATCGCTGGCAGAGAAAACAATCATTGCGGCGCTGGCTCAGATGATCGAGCAAAGCCCAAAGGCGCACACGGCAGTAATCAACATTCAGGGCGACTTTCTGCACACTGATGGCAAGACGCCAGTAACGCCAGCAAGCAAACACGTTCTAGACGCTGACAGCCGATTCCCAAAGATACGACGGGCAGCAATCCGAATCATTCGCTCCTTGGTGGGAATGTCGTTGCAGCGCCATCAGGAAGTGCATCTGATTATTGCTGAAGGCAATCACGATGAGGAAAGCGCAGGATGGTTGGCTGATCTATTCGCTGTGCATTACGAGGAAGAACCTCGCGTAATAGTCAACGATAGCGTCTTGCCATTCTATGTCCTTGAATGGGGCAACACGATGCTTGGCATCCATCACGGTCATAAAGTTAAGAACGAGAGCCTACCGCTGCTGTTTGCGGCACAGTTTCCTCAACAGTGGGGCAGGACTACCAGGCGTGAGATACACTGCGGACATCGCCACCACAGGGATGAAAAGGAATACAACGGCGTCACGGTAGTGCAGCATCCAACTTTAGCTGCTCGTGACGCTTACGCAGCGCGTGGAGGCTGGATTGCTGATCGAGCAGCTTGGGCGATAACGTATCACAAAAAATACGGCGCTGTAGGGCGCGTAATGATTACAACTGAGATGCTAGAAGTCGCTTAATTTTGTTATAAACTTAGAACTTACCTCTGGCGAGGATGATTCCCGTTATCCTCTCCGCATATATAAGCAGCGCCTATAATGAAGGCGAACATTAAAAACATGGTCATTAGCCTAACTCCCGCAATGCACGGACAAGCTCAATCGCCCTTGCTGATGTTATGCTTTTCCATTCGCACCATGCGCCACATCCGCACTCGCCTTCATTCCGCGCAAAGCAATCGCACTTCTTAGCGTCTGCCTCTAACGCATTAATGGCGGCTTCTATGCCAGCGTCATAACCTGATTGCCATTCGGCGTCGGTGTCTTTGGTCAGTTGCTCTATTGATTGGCGCAATCGCTCATTGGTCATATTCTATCCTAACCTAGTGATGAACGTGACGCCGTTTACAATGCGGCGCTTCAACGCCTTTCCCTTGCTGATTATATAGCGTTTCATTTGCTCTGCTCCTGTTCCTTACGGCGCTCTGCAAACGTCTTTCCGTCTGCGCCCCTCAAGGGCCATGCGCTATCGGATGATACTCGGTGGCTCTTGCCCATAGGCGCTGCTTGTGCTGGCTTAATCATCTGCCAATACCTCCGGTGCTGGCTGCAAGCCTTCCATAAACTTTGCCCAGACTGCTAATGCGCCTGTAATGAATGGGCCATCATCCTGCTGACCATCTCTGATTTGACGGATAAATTCTACGTTGCCATGCGTCATCTCAACATGATCTGCGACTATGTTTCTAAGTTCTATCAATGTCATTTTAGAATGACCTCTCTGTTGCAAACATTGTGATTACTACTGCAAACCATATTACGGTTAACCAGAATTGTGTTTTTGAAATTTTATTCATGATCTACTCCTTGTTGGCGGGGCTTGGCCCCTTGGTTGATGCCCTCTTTTAAAAAGGCCCAAACTATATGTAAAGCGTTTTTTTCATTACACACAAAAAAGGCGGGTAAGACAATGCAAACCCGCCCATTTCCGTTATGCCAGCAAGCGTGCTGGAACTTGTAATATCCAGCCATAATTGATTGCTGTCTGCACAAAGCGATCTTTATCTAATGCGTGTTGACCTGTTGTCAGTTGAGCCTTCAAAAGTGCTTTGCTGGATTGTGCCACAGATTCGTTGTAATGCCGACTGAGCCATTCCTGGCGGCTGCTCATGGGCTTTGCTTTGCGTCGGTGGTCTAAATTAAGTCTTGATCCTCGTGCCATTTTATATCTCCAGACCTAAAACGGCACAGAATCGTCAAGATCATCATTCAAATCTTTTGTGGCATCCCATGTAGAGCTAGAGACCCGCAGACTATTGATTGGTTCAGCTTCTGATCGAGGCGCTGTATCAATGCTGCCAACCCGCACGTTGAATTGCGGCTTTCCTTCGTATTCGTCATGCGTCAGTTCGCCTGATACAAATACCTTAGTGCCTTTCTTGATGCTTCCAGCAAACGCTTCTGCTGCCTTGCCCCACAAGCTGCAACGATACCAAACGCTGCCAGCATCTTTACCGAATCCGTTTTTGACGCCTACGTTAAAGCTGAGAACCTTGCTGTCGCGTGTGTCGCGCAATTCAGCATCTTTGCCCACATTGCCTGAAATTGTGATTAATTGCATTGTCGTTCCTTTCAAAGACCAAGTGCGGTCAAGTATGTGTCGAGTATGGCTTGATATTCTGCGCGTTCATTTGATTCCATTGCGCGAAGGCGGATCACCGCACGAACAATCTTTGTGTCATAACCATGCGCCTTGGCTTCATTGTAAACATCGCGGATGTCGTCCTGGACGCCTTTCTTATCTTCGTTCAGGCGTTCGATACGCTCAATCAAAAGACGAAGCTGTTCGCTATGTGGTTCACTCATATTCTTCACTCCATTTTACGTTGTGTTGCGCCCCATACGCATAGATAAACTCAATCAGGTCTGACATCTGGGGCTTGGTTAGTTTTGATGTCTTGAACCCTATCGGAAATGGTTGATCGTTAAGGCCCATTGTGAACATGACTTCATGCCCCAATGCTGCCATAAAAATGCACTTCCAAACTTCTGGTATGTGTCGCCTTTCTTCTGGTGATGCTCGACTAATGTCTGACAGCATGGCCCACATCTTTGCATTCTGGTCATCTGAGCGTTTGGCTTGGCTTATCTTAACAACTGCATCTTGCGGCGCTTTGTCAATCAACTGGTGAGCCAACCGCCTTTGATATTCACCGCGAAGCCAAACTGTTTGCGTCATCTTTTTTGCTCATGCCATTTTTTTGCAAATCTAGGTATTGCAACCCGCATAAAGTCATCTGCAACTTTCCTGCATTCAGGACTATTGACTGTCGCGGTTCCTAGCTTTTTTATGTATTCGTGATAGTCAGCACCATCGCTAGGGCCGTCGTAGGGCATTTCGCGGCGCAGCCTTAAATGCGCTTCCCGATAAACTTCGTTGTAATTTGTTTCAGAATGCAGCGCGTCTTTGGCTGCTTTCATAATCCATTTATTTGCGGCAACTTTTGCAGCCTTGGATTTCTCGGAGTTTATGCCAAGCCCATCTGCGTATCGATCCTTAGCCATTTGTCGATACATTTCCTTATGCGTTTCCAGAGCCTTTTTAATGGTGCGGCTCGACATAGCAGACCGCCCGCCTTCGCCCTTCCAGTTGCCTTCCGCATGGCGCTTTTTCATGCGCTCACTTGAACGCTGTGCAAATTTCGCCGCATTTTCAGGATCGGAATGCCACTTTTTACTGGCAGCAGCCGACCTTGCTTTGTGCATTGCCTTGTATTCGGGATCATTAAACTTTGCGCGATGAGCAGCCGCAATTTTAGCTTTGTGTTCAGGGGACATTGGCTTGCGCTGTTTTTTCTCGGTCATAAGATTAGTTTCCATTATCATACATCCCTTCGCCTTGCGGCAATTTCAGCAGCCTTCGGGCTGGCTTTGCAAAACGCCTCAATCAAGGCTTCAATGTCTATGCCTTTCCAGAATGTTTGCTCACCGACTGTATGCTGCTGAGCGTGATGAGTGCAGCACAATGGGACTACTCGCCAATCATCTGGCTTTTGTCCCATCCCTGCACCGCTGCCACAGCGAACATGAGCGCATTCGATAGGCATATCTTGGCAACCATCGATAGAGCAATGGAACGATCGAATAAAGTTTAGATGGCTTGGTGAGCGCCAGCGCAATGAACGCTTGGGCTTCTTGGCAATGCGACTAGGCAGCATCTTCAAGTTCCAGGCTATACTCAGCGATGTAAGTGGATTCGCCCCAGCGATTGACCACCTCAACCTTTTTGGTGTTAATCTTATGGCCAGCCTTTCGCAGATCATTAATCCGCGATGCTAGGCGATAGATGCCCAAATCATTCCATGCTGTCATTGGGCGAATAGGCCCAACGGTGTTCAAGTGATCTAAAATTCTGTCGTTTTGTGACATCATTGGTCTCCTAGTTTTGATAACGCTTTTACGTCTTCATCAACTTCTGCAAGAAATGCGGTAACTTCTAATTCCAAAGTCGCCAGCATATCGTTGTCGCGCTGCACTCGCGCAATGTAAAGCATTAGATGGTCTGGCATTCGTGGATCGAAGCTCACGAAGTCGCACCATTGACGATTAGCGCAAGCCATCTGCCATTGCATCTGGAGTATATATTTGTGCGCGATTTGATTAGTTTTGAGCACTTCTATATGTGTGGCAGAATTAGGGCACTTAATCTCAATGCAGCCATCATCTCCCACAAGCCCGTCGGGACTGGCGTGAGTGCCTATAATAGTAGGATGCTTATATAGTCCCACCTCAGTCACATCATGGCCTGTCATGAAGCTGTAGGCAATTCTGGCTTCTTCTTCCTTGTCAACTCCCCACTGCATTGCTGCACTGCGGATGAATCCTTCCTCCTGCTGGCCTGTGAGCCGTTCGACCACAAGGGTTGCACGAAGGTTGGCGCGTGACGCTCCCCAGCCTGATTTTGTCTTGGCTAGTGCGTCTGCAAGCTGGGAAGCGCCAAGGCTTCCACAACGTGCTGCATACCATTCGCTCGATCGTTGAATAATAGCTGCGTCTGTCATGCGAGTTTCTTTTCTAATGCAGCCTTGACCGCATCGAAGCGGCTTTCCTGCAATTCATTCAATGCGTTAATTTTGTAATGCTTGCAGAGCAAAGCTAGGTCAGTTTCCGTGCGGAACACTAATTCCTCTAAAAAAGCGAATTGGTCTTTACTGATAAACTTAACCTGTGGCGCTGGCTCACTCTTGCCAGTGGTAGCATCCAGTGCGTCATGCTCGACGATGCAAAGGGCTGCTGTCCAAAGGTAGCGGGTTGAGTAAGTCTCACACGCGCCAATGTTCTGTATCTCGTGGCAGCCTTTAAGATTGGCTGAACCCATTGGGCTGTGAATGATGACTTGGCTACCATCTTCGACATCGACGATGTGCATTGATGCTGTGGTTTCTGAAAAGCTGATGATCGCGCAAAGCCCAACATCGTTAAAGATGCGAAGGGCTGGAATCACAAAGTCGGCAAGCTCGAAATACTTATATCCAGCAAAAGTGTTATGGCCGGACTTTTTGAGCGGTAGTGCGTGGAAGGCAATCCGCGCTTCGTTAATCTTTTTATGTACTGGCATTTTGGTGTCTCCTTTTATTTGCCAAACCCCTTGTAACTAATCCGCATAAGATTAAAAGCGTTTTTTATCCACAATCGAAAGAAAGTTTAAAATGACCAATGTAGACCAAGCTATTGCAGATTTTTACGACCTTGCCAGGGCGCACAAGATCAGGGCTTATCAGATAGCAAACGAAGCTGGGCTGACACGCGTCACCTTGTCTAACTGGAAAAGCAAGCGCAATGAACCGACGCTTGGTGCATGGCTGTTGGCTAATGAAGCACTGAACCGATTGGTTGAGCAAAAAACCAGCGCATGAAACGCTTCGGCAAATACCGCGCTGTCAAGTCACAGTGCAGGGCTGGGCATACTCATGACAGCAAGCGAGAGGCTATTAGGTGCAACGAGCTACATGATCTGCAAGCGGCTGGCGCTATCAGTGACCTAATCATTCACCCGCAATACTGGTTCGTAATCAACGGTCGCCAGCTAAAGCACGGTAATGGCCGACGCGTTGGTTACAAATCTGACTTCGAATACATCGAAAACGGAATCCAAATTACGGAAGACGTGAAGGGAGTCGTTGTTAGGGATTGGCCCCTACGTCGCGCTGTCTTTATTGCGCTATTTCCTCACCACCAACTTCGTGAGACCAAATAAAAAAAGGGTGACCGAAGCCACCCAGTTCGTTCGGTAAGGAGATACCAATCCGCGCAAGATACGCTGATAGCCTATGGCAGGTCAATCAGTCGCAAAATTATGTTTTACTAATGCGTGTTTTGAGTTATGTAAGAGCGAGCGGGGAGTGCCCAAGAGAGGAAAGGCACTCAACCCGCTCTAACAACGCCTAGATCAAGGAGGCATCGCTGTAATGAGTAATACACGCCACAGAACCATCGCGCAAGATATTGCGTTATGAGTATCAAATTAATGAGCGCCGTGTGGGAGCGCGATGATCTTACATCAACTCAAAAACTGGTTCTATTAGCTTTGGCTGATTGGGCCAATGATGAAGGGCTTTGCTGGCCTTCGGTAGATAGAGTGGCCCTTAAGGCATCTCTAACAAGTAGGGGTGTGCAAAAAACAATCCGCGCTCTTGAAGAAATGCAGTTTCTTCGCAAAGAAGAAATAAAAGGCAGGGGAAATAAATACTGGGTTTCTATTCCCATGAACGATGTTCACCCCCGAACAACGTTCACCCCACCCGTGTCACAGGTTCACCCCTCCCCTGAACCACGTTCACCCAATACACCAAAGACACATCAATTAACCACCAAGTGTATAAGAGCGGAGCTTCCAGATTGGATTCCTGTTGACGCTTGGAATGGATGGGTTGAGATGCGTATGCTTCGCAAGAAACCATTAACGGACAGGGCTTACAATCAGGCTATCAGCAAACTGGATAAATTGAGGGCCAAGGGCCAAGACATAACAGAGGTTCTAGATCGCAGCACAATGAACAGCTGGACAGACCTTTACGAAATTAAGGAGCAAAAAAATGGCGCAGCAAATCGGACAACTGGTAACCCTAGAAACGAAAACGGCTTTGCCGCAGCACTTCGATATGTCGCGGATGGACGACCTAATGACCCGTTCTGAGCTTACAGTATCAGAGTGCGATGAGCTAAGGTCGCTTGCCCTAGCGATGCCGATCGAGAACGTGCCAGTCGAAACACACGAGCTTGCCAAGCAATTGCAATTCATTGAGGCAACCCTGCCAAGCAAGAACACTGATGAGCAAAGAGGACAAATGCGGACAGCAGTCTATGCTCGGATTCTTGGAGGCTACACGAAGGAAGCCCTAAGCTACATGACTGAGCGCGTCTGCAAGGAGCTGGATTGGTTCCCAACGCCTCGCCAGTGCTTAGAGATACTGGAAGGCTACACGCCACGAACGACGAAAAAGGACAAGGCGCTTCGCATCTGTTTGAATAACACAGAGGCAAGGTTCGAAGAATTTATTATGTCGCTTCGCTGTGGTGAGCCTGTTGAGCTAAGTGCTAAGCCAGAGCGTTGGTTGCGTATTGCTGAAGAACGCGGATACCTTCGAAGGGTTGACGGGGAATTTACAGTCAGGTGAGCGCCGCGACCAACTTGATGTGCGACCTGATTAAATATGACCTCGGACGCATATCTATGGATGAGATACGAAAGCACTGGGCCAAGGGTAGGTATAAGGGTGCACCCGAAGCCTGGGCGATTGCAGCGATTGAACACGCAAAGCGACAAAAATCATAATTAGCATATAACAAAAAAGGAGCATACAATGAGACACGTTCATGAGTGGCCACCAATGCAACAGGGCGAAGCAAAGAAAGCGTCAACGCAACATTTGTGGAATTACGTTCAACAGCATGGGCGATGGGTGGAAACGCTTTACCCAGGAGCTGACAATTATCTGGCAATCAACAGGGCTAATTCAGCACGAGCAGAGTTAAATCGTCGCATAAATACGACAGATAATGCTTTAAATCGCAATTAATGAAAAAAACGCTTTACAGAATTAAAGGCCCTTTTTATAAGGGGGCATCAGCAAGGGAATTATCCCGCCAACAAGGAGACTGATATGACTTATTTAACATCAAAATACATTCGAGCAGCAGCCGCAAAAGACTCGCGCATTGATCCAGAGATTGAGTGGGACGAATTGGGTAAGGCCATCGTCTGGTTGGTTGACGGTTACACATGGAATGCCAGCGATGGCAATCGATCAGTTGAAGCCTTTATCATTTCAGAGCGCAATGCTGATCAAGACCCACGCGACACTGTGACACATTGGAAAGAATGCGTAGCCAGCATCCAGGAGATAGCATCATGAGCCAGAGCCTTACAGAACTAGCGCAAGCTGCGATCGACGCATTACAGGCTTACAACGCAGAATATAGGCATCAGAAACGCTTGTGGGATGCGTCACGCTATGGCAAGAATTTTGCGTATAACAGCGCATACATCAGCGATGATCAGCATATTGCACTGCTTACAGAAATCATTGAATATGACGAAGACCCTGCTGGCACATTGCAGGAACTTGCATTTGAGTTTGAATATGATGCTGGCGCAAACGAGGCGGATTATCGCTACGAAGAAATGCGCTCCAATCAATTATTAGAAGGCTAAGGGGATATAAAATGATTTACGCAGATTTAATTCGCCAATGGGCAAAAGACCGCAACCTGATCGAAGGGAGCGACATTAAAAGTCAATTCGTAAAGCTTATTGAGGAAGCTGGAGAGCTGGCTAACGCTATCGGCAAAAAGAACGACATAGAGTTCGCAGACGCCATCGGTGATATGTTTGTCGTGCTGACGATCATGGCTGCACAGAACAGAATGCACATTGAAGATTGCATTGATGGGGCATGGCAAGAAATTAAAGACCGCAAGGGCAAAATGGTTGACGGAATTTTCTTAAAGGACGCATAATGTTTGATGACGATTTTCTCCTGGAAGAAGAAGAACAAGAAGTCGAGCTTGTTGACAGTCTAGGCATGACGCCTAGGCAAGCCAACTTGCTGCAAGTTGAAGCCATTGCTAAAGCGCATTGCTTCACTTTGGAGGACATTTTAGGGCCACGCAAGTTCAAGCCATTGGTAGCAGTAAGGCGCAAGTGCGCTGTCATGCTGCGCGAGAAGGGGCATACAATGACAGAAATTGGCCGCATACTTCGTCGTGATCACACCACAATCGTTCATGCGCTGCAAAAGAGCAAGGCAGAGGCATGACACCTGAAAAGCTAAAGCTTGCCCGTCACCGCATGGGCTACAGCGTAACGGAAATGGCTGACGCTCTCCGCCTATCTCCAGACAACGGCGCAACAAGCGTTCGCAAGATGGAATCTGGCAAGGTTCGTATCAGTGGGCCTATCATGGTTGCGGTCGATGCAATGCTAAAGGGATATGACCCGTTTAATTATGAGGAAGACGAAGATGGAGAATCCTAATTCACATCAAGTAGGCGGAGACCATTACGCATCTAAGAGTGTTCAGCCTTGGGACGCAATGGAAGCATGGATGTCGCCAGAAGCTTTTGCAGGTTATCTGCAAGGCAACTGCATAAAATATCTTGCACGCTATCGTGATAAGAATGGCACGCAAGATTTAAAAAAATGCCAGCACTATCTCGCAAAGCTTATTGAGGTGGAAACCTGTTTAGACTTTGTGGTTGAAAACGCTGATTCTGTTGACAGGTATCATTTTGAA